AAGACTTTTGGATAAAGCAGTCAGATGGAACATATATTAAGCACTCAAGGGGATCTGTTAAAGGTATTGAAGGTGAGTGGAGACCTAGAAGTAGAAAGCATAGATTTTTACTAATCTATGATAAGAATCTTAAGAAGAGCATTAAGTGGAAAGAAACTAAATACCAATAGGAAGGTATTATGTAATGGCATCTACTGGTAACCAAGCGTGGTCAAAATATTTTAGGGGTCAAAATGTTCCTACAAATATGAAAAAGGACTCTATTGGCTATGATCCAAGCAATCCATCCAGAATTTTGACACAAAAGATTGGGGCTGGGGAAGAAGTTATTGCTATGTCTTCGGACTATAATACTAAATACCCAATACTACGAGTAAAAGATAACAAGCAGTACCTAGTAACTTTCAATAATTTACAAAAACCTGGATCTCAGACAAGAGTTAATTTAAACCCACAGGCATTTGGTGTAGTTGATAAAGATTATACGTTAGATAATTATGTAAAAGTTCTGCTGAATAGTATTTCTGATGGTAATTTGGCACCTTTTATCAAAACATATCTAGAGGCACTTGTTCTTTATTATATGAAGAAGAAGTCATTATCATATGTTAATAGTGTGTATAGTCCAAATCTACCAATAAATGATATTAAAAAGGACTTCGGTGAGATTCTCGGTCCAATTGCTATTATTAAGGATAAGCTTTTACAATCAAAACAGATTACTATATCTGCATCATCTAAAATATTTTTCCCAAGTAGACCAAACGAACCTCTCTTGGATTATATAATTAAGACTCCGACTAAAGCATATTCGATATCAGCAAAATCTGGTACAACTACAACTACTAACGTAGTTAAGCCTGGTGATATTATTGATTTGTTGAGTAAAGACCCACAGAAGTTAGCTAAATGGCAAAACACACCACAATATGCAGTACTGAGACAACTAAATGAGGGTACTGTTGTTAGTGGTCCTATACTTGCTGCTGCCAATTTACCAGGGGGTCCTCCATTAGCAGCCGCTCAAGATGTTGCCAATAGGCTAAGGACTGGATATAAGGATGATGCGTTTGACTATAATGCTATGCTCCCATTTTTAGAGAGTAATTCTTACTTAAGTGGTAAGGGTGAGCAAGTCACATTGAATGAAATTATGTATGAATCCGAGAAGATGGTTTCTGCCGATTCCAAAAATAATACTTCATATAATAAAATATTCCAGGATGCTATCGAAAATAAAATAATCTATGTGAAGTTTGATATCAACGGTCAAACACCAAAATTTTCTTCCTTGGTGGCGGATGACTTTAAGTCTAATAAAATTTTCTTAAGGACTAAAAATGGATATACTAGAAAATCTGATAGGATGGGTGTTCAGACTTAAACTATGCTATAATAGATCAGTAGCACGATAAAAAAATTATGAGTCAAGTTGATTTCAACCGCTATCTAGAATTCGTAGATGGAGTTACCAGTGAGCCATCGAAGGACCATGAAGCTTTTGTATATCGTATTCAAGAGTTAGAGGGAGAAGAGTGTGATACTCAACGCCTTCTTACTGCTGCTGTTGGTGTCTGTGCTGAGGGTGGTGAGTTTATGGAAGTTGTAAAGAAGATTTTGTTCCAAGGTAAGCCATATAATGAAGATAATATCTACCATATGAAGCGTGAGCTTGGTGATATTATGTGGTACATGGCTCAAGCCTGTATCGCTCTTAATGTGACATTCGAGGAACTGGTCGAAATGAACGTAGCAAAGCTAGAAGCACGCTATCCTGGTGGAAGCTTCAATGTTCATAGCAGTGAAGTCCGTGTAGAGGGAGACATCTGATTACCTCACTACATATATTATTGAAACCTTTTTATTATTATGCTTAAAGCAACGAATCAGGTGGTCCATACAATTTTTCAACCAGTAATTTATGAGCTCACTAGTTTAAATTTGACATTATTGCCTACTGAAGTTCAGCAACGTCTTAATGAAGCCACTGGAATCACTAAGATTTGCCAAGCTGACTCACCAACTAAACCAGATGGTACTACAGTTACATACTGGCAGTTTTATGCAGGAGATTCTTTGTTGCCAACAGAAATTCTTGAAGGAACTCAAGTAGCAGAGAACTTTCTAGCTAATTGTCTCCTATGAGCTTAGAACAACCCAAACTAGCACAACTGTATCTTAATAGCGAAATTATTGATGCTGTCCGTAAGATGAAACTTAAAATGAAAGAGAACATTGTTAAGGATAAATTTGGAGTAGCATTGTATGCTAAGATGTATATCCCAACTGGTGGATTACCAAGTGAGATTGATGACCTTTTGAACTTAGTCCAACAACTTGATACTGAATGACTTCCGTTATGAACTTTAACCTAGACCTGGAAGACTTCACTATCATCCAAAACGCCATCCACTACTACAAGCACGTAGAAAAGCGAGGCAACTTTAAGCAGTACGACATCCCTAGATGTGAAGCTCTCAGGGATAAATTATCACAACAACTAATGGAGAATGAATGAGTAACCCAAAGCCAGTTACACTTGAAGAATATGCAGAAGTAGGACCCGAGTTCTTTGCTAAGTTCAACTATGTAAAGACACAACTACCTTCTGAGTCAGACGTTGAAGAAGTCCTTACTATTATGGAAACTCTTGCTGGTCTTGTAATGATTAAGCGAGATGAGGACGAAGAAGACGACAAACCATCTATAGGATTTAACAAATGAGTAAAGAAAAAGTATTATTGCAGCAGCTAGTCAATAGACGTGTAGAACTAGGACGTAGTATTGATGAATTGCGTACCAAATTACAGCAAAGTTCAGAACTCCTGTTGCGTGTAGAAGGTGCCATTGAAGCATTTGGTTTAGTTGATATTAAGCTAGATGAGGAAGCGGCATTAGTAGAACCCGAATCTGAAAGCACAGAATGATTATTGACATTAGAGACTTTCCCGTCTATTACATAAACCTAGATTCACAACCAGACCGTAGAGAGTCTACGGAAAATACATTAAAGGGTCTTGGTTTTAGTAGGATTCATAGAGTCTCTGGTATCCAACATCAAAAGCCAGCGGTAGGATGTGCTCTATCCCACTTAAAGGTTATGGGGAATACATCAATACAATCTCCATTCCTTTTAGTTGAGGATGATATCCAATACGTTGGAAACGAAAAACTAATTTACGAAGTCCCCGAAGATGCCGATGCGCTATTTTTGGGGACTTCTATATGGGGTAGATTATTAAACTTTAATGGTCAGTTTGTTCAGTATAGAAAAGTAAATGAAGATATTGTGAGAGTATACAATATGCTATCAGCTCATGCTATACTACATCTAAACAACGGGTATAAGGAGCATCTTAGTAGAATTGCTTATCATAGTGCCTACGAGATACAAGACC